CATATCATCATCTGCTGGGCCTTCATTTAATATATCTTTTAATTTTATCATTTTAATTCCTTTATAATACACTCATTATAATATCATGATTACTAAAAGTCTTTTTAGATTTAGCAAACAACATCTTATCTAATCTTGCTCTTGCATCTTTAGTGCTATTTGCGTCTCTTAGTAAATCTTCAACATACATTAAACCTTCATACGCCTTTATAAGTCTTTTATCTCCAATGGCTCTGGCTAAATCAGCACGTGCTGCAGTATGATTATTTCTATCTGTAGACATTCTGATTGAGTCTATATAGGCACCGCCCATTTCTTTCTTTTCTGATATTATGTCTTTAAGCTTTATCATTATTTAGCTCCTAAACAATTTATCGTATTCTTTTCTATCGTACTTTACACCTGCGTATTTAGCAGCTTGGAATAGCGTAATATATTGAACTTCAGGTCTTACAAAAAATTTAGGTTCTTTTTCACTCAATTCCAAATCCATATCTGCTTTTTCCCACGCTTTTTTTAGTCCCATTGCAGCTGATTTATTTAATGCATGACCCCAAACGCTTCCCAGCATTCCACTTTCTTTTCCAAAAGAAAAAGCTTGAATTCCTGCAGAAGGTTGAAAGGACATATAAAGGTTTTTGATTTTAAATTTTCCCTTTTTAGCGGCTGCTTGGAAAATAGGTTTAGCAAATTTAATTTGCTCTGGAGACATCTTTTCTTCCTTTATAACTGCTTTCTTCTTTTCCTTAAGAACAGCCTTTATGCCTTCTTTAATAATTGTTTTAAGTTGAGATTTTTTTATCTTCATTTTATTTTACCCTGGTTAATAATTTTTCTGCTGCCTTAAGCGCTTTTGCTGAAGGTTTAATTTTATCAAATACTTTATCGCTGTGCTCACCACTTGCCAATTTTATTAGCTTAGCCACTTTTTGCTTTACATCATCTAAAAGATCTTTAGATCGAGGATGTTTTAATTCATGAATCGATTCATTTGCAAAGAAGTTTTTCTGTAAAGTTTTCATCATCTGCAACGCTAGCTTTGCCTTCTTTGTTTCTTTTGCTTTATTTAAAATTTTAGAAAATTTTTCTAGTGCATGTAAAACATTTGTGTATGCACCCATCTTTGCTTGCAAAGGAGTATTTTCATTATAGATTATTTTATGTTCTTTCCCATCAGGATCTACTAAAACAATTTCACCGTCGTTATGAAGTTTACCCATTTGGTCTTTATCCATAGTGACAGTAGATTCATTTACTTTTCGAGCTTTTAAAAATTTATTTGCAAGGTGTTTTTCTTTTCCGTATTCTGCAAACTGCCATTTCTTTTTTAATGATTCTGGCAATTCATCTTCTTTAATTCCGTTATTAATAAATGATGCGATTCTTCTAACATCAACCATTGGAACTTTTCTGTACCTATATTCTTCTAAAGTTTTTAAATACTTAAAAACTTCTTTAACAGTAACTTTCTTATTTACAGATTCTAATATACCTAGCTTTTTAGCTTGTTTAATTGCTTTTTCTAACTTGTCCATTGCTTTGCGAGCGTCTCTGTTAACGAAGCTCATGCTTCTATCTATATCTTTGTAATCTGCCATTGTGATACTCTTGCTAGCATCACGTATTTCTTTTGAAAACTTTAAGAAAAATGAATAAGCATTATCTAATTTTTTAACTATATCTTTTTCCTTAGCAACAGGCTCTCTTTCATTTAGTTTAATTTCATCTAAATCTGTCTTCTTAAAATCTTTTAAAGTTTTAACAACTTGTTGGAATTTATCTAAACGACCAATAATAAAATCTTTAGAAGAAACCCCTAGATTTATGTAACCTTTTTTATCTATATAAAACGGAAGTGTATCATTACCACTAGCAGCCTTAACAGTAAAAAATGCACCAAATACAGTATTACCGCTTACCCATCCAGACTTCATAGGTTTAAATTTTATAACTCTGATTCCTGCTTTTTTAAGTGCTTTTTCTAAAAACATTTTATAAGTCTCAAATCGAGCTTTATCATTTCTCAACATATCTTCAGACTCACCAATGCTTTCTTTCTTTTTTTCTCTATTAATTTTTTCACCTGCAGCTTTTGCATCTTTATAAGCTTTTGAGTTTTTAGGAGATGATTTTTCTCCTCTTTTCTTTTTTGCATTTATATTATGCCATAACCCTTTATTTTTAGCTTCATTAGCACTTTTATAATTGTCATCTACATAATTAAAAAATTCTTTCTTTTTATCATCTTCCAATTCAGCTGGTGATTTTACACCAAATTTTGATAATGCTGAATTAAAAAATTTCTGGTAAGCTTCTTTATCTTCTCTTAACTCGTTTGCTCTTTTCATCATCTGTGCAATTTTTATAAGAGTATCTCTATCTTTTTTAGAAATATTCTTTAGCTTTCTGTCTTTTGCGATTGTTTGTAGAGCTTTTCCGTATGCTTTTGTAGACTCATTTTTTCCTTTAAAATTATCATCTACATAATTAAAAAATTCTTTTTTCTTACTGTCATCAAGTTCAGCTGGTGATTTTACACCAAACTTAGCAAGTGCAGAATTAAAGAACTTTTGGTACTTTGTTTGACTATCACTCATTGCGCTTCCAGTTTTTTAATAAATATTGATTAATCACTAAATTAACTCTTTTTTCTGCTGCTTGAAACTAATGCCTCTGATACTTGCGCGCTTAATACTGATTGTATTGTAAAGTATAAAGAAGGATTACGCTTTAGTAGGTCTTTAAACTCAGGTTGTTCCCAAACTAAGCATTCACAATCATGCTTAACTATACATGTTGCTGTGGCAGGTTTTTCAGTCAAGAATGACATTTCTCCTACAAATTGTCCGTCTTTTAATTGCGCAACCATTTTACCATCAACAGCAACATCAACTGTTCCATTATAAATTAATATTAGATCTGTTACAGGCGTTCCGTGCTTTATTATTTTCTCTCCACAAGAGAACTTCTTCCACTCAGCAATCTTTGTTATCTTAAGATATTCAACAGGTGTCATTTCTTTAAATAGTGTCTCATATAACTCTTTGTCTTTTGGTGCCATTTTAATAGGACGTTTTTCATATATGATAACTGCTATATGATAAACATTGACCAATATAAAAACTACATTCCAATTAATAGCCAACCACATAGGTTCAACTGGTATTGTGTAATTATAAAATACAGAAAATAAACTAGCTAAAACTGATAGCAGACGCAACCATAAAATGTCCTTGACTAGAAAAGAAAAGGCAATTAGTCCAAATGCTAAGTGACCAGCTATAGTTGCTATATTCATTAGTCATCTGCGTGTTCTAATAACTTTACATCATCCTCAGCATTGTTAAACCAGAAGTCAATTACTTTTGCAAATGAACCAACAAATCCACCTAACATTAATAATAAGATTTCTTTCCATCCACCCATCACATCAACACCACTACTCATAAAGTAAATCATCAGAGCAAGTATTGCTGAGAATAATGATACTACTGCAATTGAGATGTACCACTTTTTATTTTGTCTAAATTTTATTATACCAACCAGTTCTTTATTTATTTCGTGCTTTTGGTCCTGCACATGCATTTCTGGTGTGTCTAATAAATTACTCTTTTTTTCTGGCATAACTATCTCCTTTATTTTATGTAGTCACCGTCAGACTTTAAAAAACTAAACCACGAATCAAATGCAATATCAGCATCACGTGCCAAATCTTTAAATTTATTTTTATTATTATAAAGAACAGTATGACTTATTGGTGCGCCTCCGTGTATCTTTTCAAATAGCTTTGCGCATTCATATAATAATTTAACTGCTTTATTGCATTTCATTTCTAATTTTAAAACATCACGTTTTGTAGCAGCATAATCTTTCGGATCGTATGCTTCACTTACTTCTAAAAATTCTTTTAAGCTTACCATTTTTTACAGCTCCAATATCTTGCTTTATGTTTTGGTCCAGGGCTATCACAATTATGTCTTGCTCTGAAAGATGCTCTTCTACCTGGATCTGATTTTTTAATTCTATTCTTTTTACCTTTAGCACCAAAGTTAACTTTAACAACATTACCTTTAGGATTTTTTACATATACTTTAAATTTAGCTGTGTCGCCTTGCATGGGTTTATTTAATTTTACTTTTCTTCCCTGGTATTCTGCTTCATGCATAGCTTCTTTTTCTGTGCTAAATTCGAGTGTGTATCCTATTCCAGTTTCTTCACTCCACACATCATATGACTCAGAACTTTTCCAATGACAGTGTTCATTTACGGCTTCTTTAATTTTTTTACCACCCATTTGTTTATAAATCTTTATTAGATTTTTAAGGTGGTCTTCATCTCTAGCATTAGTAACTCTTCCTTGTTTCTCAATCTTCTTCTGAAACATTTTGATAGCATCTTCTAACTTTTTAAGTTCCATACCAGCTTCATTTATAGATTCAAACTTTTTCATAAGTTTTTTCACTTTTCTATTTCCTTGTAAATCTCTCCAAATATCAGGTTTGTATTTTCTCATATACAAAAGATAATTGTATTGTTCTTTATCAGAAAGTTTTTTTACTTCTGTTTTCATTTTAGATCTCTACGTATCCATATACTTGACCACGACCATAAGTACCAAATTCTAAATCTTTTCCATCAATTGCTTTTTTTGGGCTTTTTAAATACCAGAGTGTTTTTCCACGAATTTCACCTTTTGCTTTTAAATTTCTAATTTTAATTTTAAAAGATTTTTTGTACTTATCTAATTCACCATTCTTTTTTTGTAAAATAATACCTGGAGCTTTTTTATGATATTTATTATCAACAACAACATGATCACCTTTTACTGCTAAGAAATGTTGTACATATCCACCACTTACTACAAGCGCAACTCTGTCACCTGGCTTCGGCTTTTCAGCTGCTTCTGTTAATATATCTTTTAATTTTATCATTTTGTCACCTTCTTAACTTTTTCAATTGAACGACCAGCAAAATAAGCCGCATATACGGTCATTAATAAAGTTTGATATACAGGTACATATGCTTCACCTATTGTGAACTCACCCATATTACCGTCAAATACACTTAGTATTACAAAAACACCTGTTAAGAAGATAAGTGTAATCGGTCTTATGTTTTTTGATAACCAACTTCCGTGTTTTAAATCTGCTTCCCATCTTGCAGAAACTTGTGCTTGTGCTGCTTGTTCTGCTGCTGCTAATATCTGTGTAATTTTTTGTTTAGCCTCTTCCTTCTCTTCACCAGAAGTATGTAGGTCATCTACTATATTTCCGATGTCTTTAATTGCGTCTCCGCCTAAAAGGCTTCCTGCTGCTTTTCCTAATGTTGCTAAAAAACTCATAACTTATCTCCTTATATGCCTCCACGAATATCGTGCTGTGCTTTAGTATATTTTTTATCTCCAATATCAGATGAGTCTGCCATTATACTTACACCTGGTGGTGAATCATATCCCTTTTGTATTCCAGCTTTTTTTAGTCTATCTTCTACCATATCAGCTAAATCACCAGTGCCTTCAGGGTTAGGTTTTCTATAATAATTAAAACCTAAAGCTATAGTTATTCTATCCTCATCATTTAGGTGAACTGTAGCTTTAACTTTCAGTCCCTTCAGTGCTTTTACTATTTTATCAAATGTCTTTTTATCTGATTTGTTTTTGTTTTCACTTAAGCTACGCTTCCATTTCCGAAAATTTTTCCAAATATTGTAATGCATTAGTATTGCTCTCCAGCTAATGCTTCTTCAATTGCATCCTTTATGTCACCTGGTTCAACTTCAATTACGCCATCCATATCACCTTTCCAAGTATCTATTTTGTCACCGTTAACATACAGCGCAATTGAAGGATAATTTCTTATCCTTAATTTTTTACAAGTCTTTTTAGCTTCTTCTGACATCACTTGTAGTATTGATGCATCTTCGTGCCCTTTAACACCCTTCACATAATCCATGCCATCGCTCTCTGCCCATTTAGATCCAAAAACAACTACTACGACACCGTCACCAATTTTTTCTTTAAAATTTTTATCTGTTACTTGAGCACTCAACGAGGCTAACAGAAATAATAATAAAAGTATTTTTCTCATAACAAACTCCTATTTGTCCCGTTTCCTCTTTTCGAGGTCTTTAATATCTTTTCGTAATTCTTTGATAATATCTTTAATATCTTCTATGTCACCGTATGCTTCATCCATATCATCTTGAAGTGTACCTACTTGGTCTTTATATTGCTCGTATGATCTTGGCCAGTTGTAACCTTCCGGTCTTGATGGATATTCAGCCTTGTATAAAGTTTCTAGACTTGGTAACTCTTTTGCTTCTTGAATTTCACCCTGTAATGTATACCACATACCAATTAATGAAGCCAATCCAGTTCCAGCTGCAACCATTGTTTGTACTGATAATGTAAATTTTGTATCTAAAACTTTATCTTCGCTTATCTCTATTGGTTCTTTTCCTGTTGGTTCTATTTTCTCAGAAATTTCTTCTTGTTTTGCTTCATGCCCGTTTCCGTGTTCTAATATAATTTCTGTTATATCTTCTAGAGAACAAAAACCTTTATCAACAAGTATTTCTCCAAGAGTGCGTTTATCACCTTGTACTTGTTCTTGCAAACATTGATTTAATTGGCGCTTTGTAATAATATCATGTTCACAAAGTAGCTTACCTATTTTAACATCTCCGTTCATTACTTATCCTTATAATAGCTTTTAGGGTGAAACTTAAATTCCACCACTTTAGCATCTTTGCTTATACTTTTACCATCTACCAATACTTCTACTGGTGCGACTTTACTTGGATCTTCATACCAATACGCTGCTTTATACCCACCGTCTTCTAATAATTTTATAAGCATACCTCTATCATATTCCTTGTCTTCGGCTTTTAGTATAGCTGTTTTACCTCGTTTTAATTCTAAGTCCACTAATTTCCACCTGTATAAAATGTTGCTTCTGGATCTGTTCCAATTTCAACGTTTTCAAAAATTAATAATCCTATTTGCATTTCATCTCTATATGGATTATAAAATTTACCATTTGCCATACCAGAAATTTTGTTATCATCATTTATATATATTTCTGATTGTGCGAATTCTGTATAATCTTGACTACCAATAATTTCCATATTTAATGTTTGTTCTCTTGTATGTGCCAACGTATCAGTAGGACCATAATTTAAATACAAACCAGGATCAATCAAATTTCCATTTGTTTCTCCATCTTGATCATACCATATAGCAGCATAGTGCTCTAACTCTGGCAAAACTCTACCAACTTCTCTTTGTAAATGTAGTACTAATAATTTTTTAACCTTACCATCTTCACCGATATTTACTTCACCGTACGTATTTATTTGTGCGTAATAAGTATATGGGTCTATAAAATCACCGTTTACCCAAAGTTGCATTGACGGTTCTAATGGTTCTTCAACTCTTGTATCTTCACATGATGGAAATATAAACATTATCGTCATTAATAGACACCCAAATAATGCGTTAACTGTATGATATATTTCGTTGTGATCTTTCATCGTTTAACTCCAAATCTATTTGTAGACTGTCCAGCATTTTTTGCCAACCATTTTTTGTGTTGATTAGCTGTCCTGCCTTCAGAAGCCCATTTTTTATTAAGTTTAGCCCTTTGCTGTTTTTTTAATTTTGCTTTTTTATTCGGCATTAAAATCCCATAAATTGATAGTTAACGCCAAACTTAAAGTCATAAGCAGGACGCTCCCAATAATATAAATATTTACCTTCTGCAAAAACTCCAAGATTGTCTTGTAGCTTTACACCTAATATTGCACCGTAATCATAATCGTTCCACTGCATCCACATCGGCTCCATAAATATAAATTCGTGTGGTTTTTTATTTGCGTCTTTATGTTCTGCGTATGCATCTGCATTGTGGTAAGAATATAGATCGTGACCATAGTGATACGGTAACCAATTACCCCAAGCATGTAACCACCAGTTATCTGCGTGATAGTAAAAGTCTGTACCTAATACAATTGATGTTTCCCTTTGAAATCCTAAATCTTTTTTAACTCCGCCAATGTATTCTTCTAGCATATCAGGAAAGTGGTACAAGAAATATTCTCTATCAGTATATGCGAATATTCTTCCAGCTTCATCTCTCCATAACCAATCGTGTCCCCAATATTCGCCACCTTCGTTCCAAAATGGACCATCACCCTCAATAGGAACCCATTCACCGTTTATAAACTCTAATAATTCGTCTTGTTTCCAAATCGGATTTCCGTCATCATCATATCCTTCTAACATACTCTCTTGATACCACATATTGTCGTCAATACCGAATGCTTCTTCAGCAAACTTCCACCATTGTCCCCTATACCAAGTTGTATCTAATACCATAGCATCAAATCCATAAACTGGATGTTGTCTGTGTTTTACACCTGCACTAAATGTAAGACTATTATCAATTACCTCTGGAGTCCACTTAAAACGTAAATCACCTTGACCATACTTAATATCTTCTAATCCTAATTCAGTCCATCCAATTTTAGCCATCCACCAATCACCTGTATATCTTAACCAATATTCTTGATTCAAATACTCATTACCCCATTGACGACCTTCTGTCCACTTAAATAAGAATTCCCATCCTTTCACTGGTGCTATTGTTGCACTTTCGTTTGCATTCTTTTCAGAACCATCATACCAAGTTCCACCTCTTCCTGCATTCTTAACACCTCGTTTTGGTTCGTATTTAAACCTACCAATTTTTCTTAATCCAAAAGATTTTTGAAAATCCGGTTTTAGTTCTCTTTCATCCCTGCTGACTTCTATCTGTCCAGTACTCAAACCGCCAATAATAGCAAACCTATCATCTTGGTGTCTTGGTGCATTGAGGCTGAAACTCGCATAAGCTGTGGAATACTTTAAAAATTTCCATAGCTCTGTCTCTGCAAACAAAGATGAGGTTAACAATAAACCTATTACAATTTTCTTTAACATCTGTTTTCTCCTAATTTGGACATGCATCCATTATTAAATATCGAATCTCACAACAAAAGACAAAGCTAGTTCAGGATCATTTCTAACTGGCTTTGATAATTTAGCCACAGCTAACAATTCATTAAAATCATTATATAAGCCAACAGTAGTGACATAGGGCGCAAATGCAGAGTGAGTTGCAAAATTAGCAACATCTGTTGCAGCTATGTGTCTTGTTGTCGTATTGTACAAGCTTTCTGCAGGAGCAGGTAGTATTTCTCTTAGTGTTGCTACACCTGATTGTGCAACGCTTTGATTAATTGATAGACTTCCGCTTCTTGCTTTTGTAACACTAATATTTCTTGTTCTGTTAAAAGAGTTTGGAGGAATAACAACTGTATACTCATGTTCATACATTGTTTTTGTTGCATCCCATCTTAACTTCCATCCGTTAGATCCTGTGCCCTGTCCGACAGTTCCATAACTTCCTGTGTCTGTAACCATAACAATTCCTTGTGTATAAGATACTGTGCCGACAGCAGAACCAGAACCTTTTGAATCTAAACTTGCGCTTAAATAATTTGTTTCATATGCAGAGTCGTATAAATTACCATAACCATCATCTTTTAAAGTAATTACTCCATTTGTAGAATAGTCAACTATTTCTACTGAACCTGTTTTTATTTGCTCGCCATATAATTGTTGAGGTATGCTAAACACATTTATTTGATCATGTACTTTTCTTAAGCCTAGTGTCTCATAATCTCTTATAGTGTTTGATGATGATACAATTCCTCCTCTCCCCCAAGGTTTATAGTACTGATCTAAAACATATTGTGGTTGAGGTGTTGTATTGCTTCTAGGGTTTGATGTTCCAGCATAATTAAAAAACTGATGATGTAGTTGTCTGTATATTAACCAAGAATACTTTGAATAAGTTACACCGCCTGTTACAAATGACGCTGTAGGTCCGTGATGATTTGATGATCCAGTTCGAAACATATGCAACTGTCCCCTTGTGGGCTTTATTGCTTGCATAGACATTACACCTAAATAAGAGGTATTATCTATTGTATCATATTTTTGTGCAGTAAACCTCTTATGAACCTTTATAGGTGTTACTCTTTTATCTGATTGATCTATGTCTCCAAACATATTTAATTCTCTTTAATTATAAATATTTCGCTTATAACAAAAAAGCCCCTACAGATTATTAGAAGGGGCTTTATTAAAGTAATAAAATAATTTAGAAATCTAGTCTTACTTTAATTAATGCCTCACGAGAGGTTGATTTTAGAATAGGTCTTGAAAGTTTTGCAACTGCCAATAACTCGTTTGCATTGTTATAAAGTCCAACTGTTGTGATATATGATTTTGGATCATTTCTAAAAGAAGCAATTTGTAAATCACCTTGACTACCAGATGTATATGTTGGATTTTGACTATGATTATATTCGTTATGTCTTACTCTACAGAAATAATGTGTTGATTTAATTTGCTCTTCCCTTCTAGCAGCGAAGTAAGCACCACCTGAAACAGCATTAAAAAATACTGATGCATTATTACCGTGTGTATTTGATCCTGTGTTATAAGAGGACATTGAAATACCTGTTCCACTGCCGTTATTTAATCTTGTAGAATCTAAAACTAGTATTCCAGTTTCTGGAAAGAATTTTCCGAATGATGCTGTAGAAGCACCACCAACAACAGCTGTACCATCAGCTATCGATCCAGAAATAACATTAAATTCTCTTGCTGTATTTCTTACATTTGGATCATTAGTTGCACCACTATCATCAATTAAATGTAGTATTTGACCGTTAGATCCTGAAAGACGTAATTCCCAGTTACCTGGATCCATTTTCTCTTTTAGTCTTCCTCTGTTTAAACTGACTGCAAATATTACATCTGTTTCTGCATCAGTTCCACCACCTTGATAAGCACCTGCTTTAAATTTTTCTGTGCCTTGTGGTAATAATAAATTTCTTAATTGTCTATAAATAGCTTTTGCAGATGCAAAATTAGAATCACCTGTTCTAGAACCTGATCCTGCATAGTGACCGTAAGCAACAGAAAATTGAATAGAAGCTGTAGCGTTTGTTCCGACTGCTCCGTTATAAACATCATAATAATGCTCACCTGTGCTTCCGCTTTGTGTTGAAGATGTATAAAAGGAATTTAGTGTTCCTATTCCGCCGGACCACATTCCAGACGAAACAACACTAATGTTTCCTGTCTTTATATCTTCTTCTGGTGTGAACTGTGTAAAAATTGACATAATATCTAACTCCTATTCGTTTAATAAATATTGTATTGTTTACCTTTTCAATAAATTTTTATCTTCTTGTTGATGTTGTTCTGGTATTTCCAGATCTTCTTGTAGTACTAGACCTTCTTGTTGCAGTAGATCTTCTGTCACCTCCTGGCGTCCTTGCCGTATCGGTTAAGCGCGTTATGGAAGTTTCTCTAGGTGTGCTTTGCGCACGACTTCTAGTATTTCTAGTAAACGGTGGTCTAGAACCATTTATTTCCCTATTTAGTCTACTAGGGCCAGGCTGAACATTAACAGTAACTCTTCTTACAGCACCTGATTCAACGCCTGTTATTACTAATTCTACTTGTGTTGCAGATGATACATTACGTGCAACTAATGTTACTTCTCTAGCAGTTACAGTTTCTTGAACACCTCTATTTGATACATCTCTTACAAGATCTTCTCTTTCTAGTGTAGCCTCATCACGTGAATCTAATGTTTCTCTTACTTCTTCTTCTCTTTCCCTATTAATTTCTTGTGCTTCTCTCTCAGCTGGAGGTGTCATAGCTCGCTGAGGAGTCTGATCTATATCAGTAGATCTAGTCTCAGGAGGTGTAACTGTTGTCTGCCTTGTTTCTCTTTCAGGAGGTGTATATGTGCTTCTAGCTTCAGTACTTCTAGATTCAGCAGCTGATGTACTCCTTGCAGCTGATGTACTTCTAGTTGTATTGGTACTTCTTGTAGTCCTAGTTCTACTTGATCTGCTAGTTCTACCGCTTCTTCCGCTTGATCTTGTTGGCATTATTCAGTTCCTTCTAATACATTACCAGGTGTTATAGTCACATCTTGATTGCTAGCTAATTCAAAAATATAGTCTTCATCACCAAATCCGTTTAGTGTTCCAGGAGATATGACCAATGCATCTCCTTCACCTGTAACGGTTAATGTTGCCGGCACGCTTTCTGCAATACTAGGACTATTATTATCACCTAGAGGTTGTGTTACTAATTTATATTGTAAAGCCAAGTCAGTTGCAGTGAATGCTTGATGTATTGGCATATTCTCTATTATAATACCGTAGTTATTAGGCCCACCAGTATTTGCCTCATTGTATAGAGAATAGTCTATTTCATCATCACCTAAAGCAAACTTATCGACAATAAAATTATTTTCAGATAATCTTTGTCGTCCTACTTTTGTTAATACTGCATCAACTACTAAGGTTGATCTGTCAATAAAAGACATAGTCTATTCCTTATATTTTATTAAGCTGGGTTTTGATTACCACCAGCATCATTTGGAACATAATTAACAGTCACAGTAAAAGCTGCTGTAGCACCCCATTCAATACTAGTTACAACAACAGTTGTTGTTGGATCTGGTTGACCGCTAGTAGTATTGTCTTGCACAGATTTTGCTCTAATTGCACATGTTGATCCAACTACAGTTTGACTTATAGAATCTAAGCTAGTTGAGTAATCAATATTTCCTGTACCAACTGCTCCTGTTCCACCAGCTGTTAAATATGCTATTGAGGAATTCAATACTGTAAACATGAATTCTCCTTGAACATCTACATTAACTAGGTTTGGTGCTATTGTAACAGGTGCACCTGAAACGTTCTGATTCCAAATAACTGTTTGATCGACTATAGGCGATATTACAGGTAATTTATTTGGTAGATCATTACGTGTTATGAGTTTATATTTCATAACAGTATCAGGATCTGTTGTTGGTTCAAGCAGTGGCAAGTTTTCTATTACTGTACCATAATAATCTGTACCAAGAGGATGAGCAACATTCCACAAAGAGTAATCTACTTCATCGTCAGAAAGTGCAAATTTTGTTATATTAAAAGCTTGCTCTCCACGAGATAATAGCTCACGACCTTTTTTTGTTAAAACAGCGTCCAGTACTGTGGTTGCGTTGTTTAAGTATCCCATTTTTGTCTCTCCAATTTCTTAAGATATTTAGAACTTTTATATAAATATCTAGTTATTAAAAATAATTCTTTTATTCATTGTCTATTTCAACATCAACAAATGTATCGCCTGATCTTCTAGTAGTAACTCTATAAGGATTAACTTCAGTTATTTCAATAGCAATTTTATTTCCATCAGGTATTGTATCACCATTTTCTAAACAGCCACCATACATTAAGTTAAACATACCTGTATGTGAAGTAAATAGCGATTCTTTTTCTGATTTTTCAAATGATGATGAATACCAAAGATTTAGTGATTTACTTACTGATGAACTATAATGATATATTCTATCATCATTTAAAGCTGACTTAACAGATCCTGTCACCATTGGCATTAATATTTCATGAAAAATATTTCCACCACCACCTGAGTAGACTTCACCTTCAGTATAATTTCTCTCTAGCGGATCAATTAACGGATCAACTTTAAACCCTCTAAATTGTTCATAATTAAATCTATTTGCATTTGCAATAGACTCATAATCACTTCTACTAGAAGTTAATGGAACATTTGCCTCATATGACCATCTAAAATGCGAAGCCATATCATCCCTAGAAGAAGTATACTTTCTATGAGCCAGTATGTTTAAGTTAGATGTTCTGCTTTCATATGAACCTGTATCTAAGTTGTAAACTTTTCCACTCATCTGTGATGTATACATATCATTTGATGATGTCAATAAACCTGTGAACGGAAGATTTATAGATCCTGATTTTGTGTATTCAGCTGCGCTTTGACTATACAACGTGTAATGTCTTATTCTTCCTCTATAATTTCTTTCTTCTACGAATGGCTTATTACCAACGATCACTTTAGGTCTTTCTAAAAGTGTTGGTTCTATTAATATACCAATATTCTTTTTAGCTCTTGCAGGAGAAAGTTTTCTAAGATGATCAAATAAACTTAAGTCATAATACTTTATTAATTTTAAATAATCCCAGAAATTAAATTTTGTTGTCCACTTTTGCCAGTATGTATCTGATATTCTATCTAATCTTCCGTGATAATATCTATCTGCATAAATATCTCTTGGGTCACCTAAGTAAGATCCGAAGTCCAAATCAGCTAATGACAATATAATATCTTCATTTATAACATCACTTGGTGCAAAGAATATTCCTAATTTATTTGAATCAAGTGGTGCTGTATCATATGAGCTTAACTCAACTCTTTCAGTTGTACTTAAAACAGGTGGAACACCATCTGAATAAATAGTTTTTCTATTATCTAGTCTGAGCTTATTAGATGTTTTGTTTAAACCTATCGATGGTATAAATCCTTTTTGCCTGTCAGATACAGAACTAAAATTTATTACATTTGCGAATCCAGATCCAGTTGCATATACTTGTCCACCTGTTAGTGAATAATCTCTCACTACATTTGGACTTTGATTTAAGTTTGCCTTGTCATCCATTGAAAATCTTAAATTCATATCATAGAATGATGAGCTTTCATGATTTCCGTTTATTGCTTTTGGCGCAGCAACGTGATTAAAAAATGCAGCTTCTTTTAGAGGTGTACTCCAATATCTCCATTCCATTAATGAACCTGAAAATTTACTTCCATATAATGTATTTTCTTCACTTGTTTGTGTCTTACCGCCTATATGCCAGTAATTATCTCCTATTGAGCTTGACGCATACCAGCTGGCTAGTAAACCAGAACCAGACAGAGTCATACTAGCAGAAGCTTTAGTTATAATTTCATCTGTTCCTGCATCATAAAATCCTGCATAAATATCAAAGCTGTGTGTTGCCTGAGTTGTCTCACCTGTAAGTGACTGTTCAGAGTAACTACTACTTATTGAAGCTTGCCTTCTCCTAACCATAACAGACCAATACTCATTATTATAAAATGGCAGTGGCTGTAAACTAGCAGTAACAAATCCTTCACTCCCAGATAAAGCAAATGCCAATTTACCTTTTGTATCTGAACCACTTACATTATGAATGTAAATCGCAGATTCGACCATATTATTAGAATTATTTTTTGTAGCTATTAATGTGTCTCTTTCTATTCCTGTTTTAAATCTAAATTCTATTGTATCACTTGTTCTGTCTGTAAGACTATTTCTATACCACGGTGATGCAAGCCTTTGTGATCCGTGGAAGTCTAAAGCGTATGTATATCTTTGTTTTATTTCAAACTCAGGTGATCCTCCTTCTATTTTTGGGCCACCGTATTCTTGTATTCTTAATATAGATGTTGGTATTCCATAAGCAGCAATAAGAGCTTTTAAAGACTGCTTTGTTCCTTTTGTTTTTAGAATATAAGGCATTGTAGATAATATTCTATTCCATATTTCTCTTGTTACATCTTTTTGAGATTTCTTTGTAAACCTTACATTAAATTCACCTGTTCCGCTTCCTGATTCTGCAAGACCTAAATGATATTGAGGCATTCTAACTAAATCACGTCCTTCAAGCATTGTAAAGCCAAGAGATTCAGCAACTGGTTGAACAAGTTGTTGTGATATTCCTTTTGTTATATCTTCACTTCTTTCATGAACATCTGTCATTGCTTTAATGTGTGTCCATATAATGTCGTAATGGTGTCCCATCATATCCATAAATCTTATGAAAGGCTCATTATCAACATCATAAGTTACGTGTGCTGGTATTAAATTAATAAGACGATTTGTATTTTTCCTATCAAATACTGATGCTGAAGAAATTAATTTATCATGCCAGGTTGTAAATTCAGAACTACTCACAGAAAATAATTTATATGGATTTGTTAGTGTACCATCACCAGAAAATTTAGGTGCAGCATTATCATATTCTATACCGTTAGAACTAGAAACATATGAAGATGATTTAAAATACATGTAATTTTCAAAATCATCAAATCCGTTTACAACTTTTCTTTTTTCCATATCCCAAAATTTAATTTGGTCTGATGAACCAGAAACTATTGATCCAGATGTTTGTCCTGTAATATACGGCGTCTGTGAAGTTCCACCTAAAGACTGGCTTTTTTGTGTATATAATTCTATTGTTTCTAATTTGTCTTTAAAGTTTTTAACTCTTTTTTCAACTGATCCGAAGTGTGAGAAATTTTCAAATACACTATAATCAACATTTATACTTACATCTAATAAGCTGCCACTAAATATCTTATCTTCTAACTGTTTCCTAACATCAGTGTTTACACCTACAAGATCCGTGTGACTTCTATATTCTGTTTCACGTCTAACGATGACAGGTTCTATTTCACTAAGCTTTGGTGCCTTTAAAACAGTGTCAGGTATTACCTCATCAATAAACGGAATCATATCAACTGTTTCAACAAGATCTGGTGTTACTTCATTTGCAATATATGCAGCATCAAATTCACTTATCTCATCTGGTAACGGTTCTAATAATTTATATGCTATTGAGCCAGGATAGTTTGTCGCATTAACAGGTTTAAAATTAACTACAAGAGATTCGACATCTCCACCAAATACAACTTTAGTGTATAGATTATCAGAATCTTTAAGTCTGTATCTTACAAAATAATCATTAAACTGATGTTCTATATTTGGTGAATCTACACTTCCACTTATTGCGTTTATTGTTCCTCCAAATTCTCTGTATGATTTATCAACAATTAACCTATTTTCTTCTATGTCTAAAATTTTTCCTTCATACCTAGCCATTATATCTTCAATAACTTCATCTGCCTCTATATAACCTACTTCATAGCCTGCACCAAATGATGTGTATTTATTAACAGGTATATTTGCGTCTATTCTTCCTTGCTCATCTGCAGCTTCGTCATACGTCTGCTCTACGACGATAGTGTCACTCTCTAAGACTTCTTCTATTTTTAAAAGTATAGGACCTAACTTTGCAGTTTGATCTACTTTAATTCTTTCGTTTGATGTCAACAAAATATCAATTCTTACTTTGTCAACCCACAACTCACCAAAACCACCTTTATGACCTAACATTCTTATACCACAATTTGTATATAATCCAAATGAATTATCTTCTGGTATAATAAAATCAAAATGTGCCTCTTCCCATTCACCTAATTCATGACATGAAACATATCCTTTTGCTCTTGTTGCAACTGTACCGTCCGGATTTTTTGTTAGGGTATCTGTTAGCGTAACTTTTGTAAAAGACCTGACGCCATCTGCGCCCGTCTGAACTTCTTCTTCAGTGTCACCTGCAACATAATTCCACTGAACGCCATTCCACTTCCAATTACCGTCAGCTGAATTTGTAATGTCGTTATTAATAATATCTGATGAAGGATACGGCTGAACATCTGTATATTGTGTTTCATAGTTACCGTTTGCCAAACTCTGATAAAACGGTACTACAGCTTGATTTACATAATAAAAAGATTCTTTCTGAAGTAGTTGTATCATTGATTCCCATGCATCACCATTCCATACCCATCCTAATGCTTCTGATAAGTAGATAAATCCTCCTATTGAAACTATGGCTGGCATTATAAATCCTTCACCAGTATTTAACGGATCGTTAGCGCCTATTTGCTGCCATCTTTGACCTGGCGGATTTGTTCCTGTATAAGACCATCCAGCAGTAATTAATTCATCAGCAATAACCCATTTACTTCCGTTCCAATCCCAGTCATTATAATCATCTGTTGGAGGTCTGTTGGTAGGTGCTGGAGTTGGTGGTTTATCTTCTCTATCTGGAACAGCATTTCCACCAGAAACATTTCCAAATTCTGTGTAGCCACAATCTTTCGGCCCACCAGATGGAGGCCTTGCAGCAGTTCCAATAATTCTCGCATCGTCAGGTGTTGTAGAGGTTCTTATTTCAAAACTATAATCATTCTTTGTCATTTGGTCAACTGTCAAGACTTCTGGAATATCTATTTCTCTTAATTTATTTCTGTCATCGAGCTTTGTTATAAATGAAACTTTATCTTCAGTCACATCATCTATTTCATCTTCCATTTCAATATTGTCCATACTAGTTATTACAAATTCACCATTTGCAATTCCAACTCTGTAATTTAATAATCCTTGATTTGGAACGTATCCTCTTCTTAGCCCATTTACTTCATTATAGTTGTTGTTTAAAAGATCTAGTATTAATTGATTTGATAATCCTTCTCTGTAAAATCCAGTTAATAAATCAATCATTTCATTTCTAATATCTTGTCCTGTTATAAACGGTGTTGGTGGTGACTCAATAACTTCTTTATAATAATGTAGTAATTGTACTTGAGCACCCTTCCTACCACCATTATCAAAGTCAGGATTTTGTGGTATTGCTTTTTGTTGCCATGTAATTCTTACTGTATCTCCTGGCTTTGCGCCGTAAGCTGCAAGTGCGCCTATTGCGCTATTGTCACCATACTGACCATCAATGCCAGTTCCAATCGCCAACCATCTATGTTTAAAGCCTTCTGAATTAATTACATCGCCTGTTATTCTCGGGTCTTCTAGTCCGTCTCTTACATAATATCCTGTGACGGGATCATTATATGCAGCGAGTGATAATACTTTTCTTTGTTCTAATATTTCAGGCAGATAGTTTAAGTCAGGAAAATACATACATAATCCGTTATCAACACCTTTGTCCAACAACCAATGTGCATGATAGCCTATATTTGCATCTCCAACTTGTGACCATTTTGCTGCAGGATTAAGTGAGCTAAATCCATTGCCCCACAAGCCTCTATCATACTCGTCTTTTTGAGCAACTGCTTGTGAATGTAAATTTGTATCCCATTGAAATGAAAAATCAACCCCTATCTGTGTCCATGATTTTGATCCGATATATGATCCAGGTATTGTAAAAGAAGAATTTACGAAAGGTTGTAGCTGCCTTATTTCTCTTAGGTCAAGCTCATTTGTAACCATCTGTGAGCTTAGGTCATCTATTGTCATCGCGTCTCTAATTAAGATATTAGATCCTTCCATTTTTGGAATGAATATCTCATCACCAGATCCGAGATCTGCTTTAAGAGTTCTTTGTATAATAGGATCATCACTGTCAGGATCGATAAATTTAATTGTGCCTGACTCAGGTATCTCTATTTCTTCAGAAGAGTCATCTTCATTTCTAGTAAATTGACTTGCTGTTGGTCCTATCTCTAACTGACCACCTGCAAGAAAATATTCTGTGCCTATTGCTGTCTCTAGACTAGGATTAAATTGTCCATTAGGATATATTACAACTCTTAGCGTAATAACATCATTACCTTCACCTACTTCAGACAATGTAAATGTGTGTGATACTCTTTGCCATTTTCCTGTTACTTCAAATAAGGGAGATCTAGAAGTTGTAGGTGTAATTCCCCAAGGGCCAGCATGAGCCAATAGTCTTACTTTACTATCTTTAACACCTTGAACATATACACTAAAAGTAAATTCTTGATTGTTTATTTCTCTATGTATTTTTAAATACGGTGACAAGCAGAAAGAATGATTTGCGTCTGTAGAATGATTTGCAGTTGTCTGATAAAAAACTCTAACACATTGATTCCCAACAGGTGTCTGCTTAACAACAGTTTCTGTTCCTAACAATGTTGGATTTTCTTGTGATATTGAATTTACTGCGTCTGCGTCTGGAAATGGACTGTGTCCTCTCCACTGATAATCGCTATCTAAATATCTGCCTCGTAATAAGTTTACTGGCTTTGGTTCTGTAGTAAATGCAGGTTCAACAATAATAGATGCATTTAGTGCAGGAACAACTCTCTTTCCTAAAAAGTAAGCATCATTAATTCTTATCATTCCATTAATGTACTTTCTATTAATTGGATTATCGCTTACAACTGTAAGATAGTTTGAGTCTTCACCGTCTGCAAACTTAACGCCTTCACCTTCTAAGGGAAAATCATTTAGACATGTATAAGCTGCAATCCTAAATCTTTCTAAGTAGCTTGTGTCATTTATAAAGTTTGGTGATAAAACTATCTCTGTCCTATCAGAAGAAATCCTAGTTAATATTGCTTTGTCTTCTTTTGAAAATACTCTGTCGCCTATTGATGTTGATGATGCTGCATGATCATCAAGCGCAAACATCTTGTTTGTATCATCTTCTTCAAATCCACCAAAATAAATTTTTTCTTCACCGTTTACTAATAACGGATAAGGGCTACCAAACATTAATCTGTAAAAACAGAATTTTATTTTAAATCTGCCTCTTCTAAATCCAAGATCTTTTAATACTTTTGCAGCGTCTATTTGTATTATAGGTTTATCTAAATCATTATCTACTTCACTCTGAAACTCATCGCTGTTAATGTATGTTGTTGTTATTAATATATTATCATCGCCGTAAACATTAACTTTTATAAGATCGTCTTCGTGTTGACCGTACTTTAAGTCTGGCCACTTACTAGACTCATATGTCTCACTTATAAATTGTGGATACCGATGTGTATCTCTATAAGGTGTCCAGTCTTTTGTTTCTGGTAATGTAACTAAGCCCTGGATTTTTTCCGGTAGAATTTGTAGTCGTTTAGACTTCGCGTCGTATGCCATTACAGCTCCTTAAATTCTCTGTCAATATAATCGAATGTGTCTTCTTTTGTTCTGTATCTTCTTTGGTAAACTTCAATATATAATTTCTGTGATAAATTAGAATATGTCTCACCATTATTAAAGTTCTCAAAAAGTCTTATAACACCATTGTTATCTCTTAAAGATGTTTTTAAAATCTTATTTTTAGTTTCCTCAGTGCTGCCTTCTTTTGTTAAAAATTTTGATAAATCTTTTTGAAATTTTTGTTCATACTTAATCTCATCTCTTTCTTTAAGAGACTGATAGTGTAAATTATCTCTTAGCTCTTCTTCTGTGTACGGCATTATTCTACCACCTTAAATGATATTTTGCTATCTAAAAATTCTACTGTTTCATTTATACCACTTCCACTAATAACTTTAAAAGAGATGTCGTAGTATCTTTCAGGCTCTAAGCCTTCTGTTCTTAATTTAAAAAAGTTACCTGTTGAATCACAACTAAGTTTTGATCCGCTTCCAAACGGTATTATTGTATGATTTGTTTTTGCATCTTTAATAGAGTAAAAACTTGATGCTGATGGAAAATACTGATTTGTTAAATATGCAGACGATGTTCCAAAAGTTCTAGCTGGGTATCTTTCTCTACCTTGTACTCTTATTTTTGTTGTTGTTCCCTTCTTGTATTGTGGTCTGACACTTGTCATATAGGCTTGTATTTTTCCTAGCTCATCTAGTGCAAGTGGGCTAAGTGAACCAGTCGACCAAACAGCATCATCCCAAACAGCTTCTATTGTTGGCTTAAAAATTGTGTGTGAGTCTGATGAGAAGAATTTTAAAATACCATAATTTTGTGTTGATTCTTCTATAGCTGTTGTCCTTCGAACAACTAATCCTTCATTGGCAACTGTTCCACTGACAAATGTGTTTACTATATCTGTAATATCTATTCTTGCATCTGATCCTGACTTACTAAAAGAAAATGATGCAGAATATCCTGATCCTGTATAGTATGTTGCTCCCCAATTTGCCTCGCTTCCTGAGAACCATTCTAAAGATCCTGTTTCGCCTGTTCTATATCTCCAGCTGACACCTTCACGTATGTGCGGATCATCAGACAACTTACCATCACCTTCAGTCCAACTTTGTGATACAACATTTATTGCAATATTATTATTGTCTCTTGTTAGCTCAAATGAACCTGCATCGTACAAGTTTAAATAATATTTTGCATCATTTGTTATTGAACCGTCAGCAAGTGATTTAGATATTCTAGTTATTGGAAATTGTAAAACAAATCTTTGGATTGTTCCAACACTAGTTGATGCTGCTTGAAATGTTTTTCCAACTTCTAATACTTCATCACCACCTAAGTTAAAATTACTTGATGTTCCTAATGTATCTGCACCTCTTATAAGTGATGCATCTTTATTTATTCCTACGAAATAATGTGCCATTAATAGTCTCCTAAGCACTTACCGACAATGTCTATGTCAGGAAATCTTACTTCAAAAATTGATGGGTCTAGTGACGGATAAACAACACCGTTTTTAATTGCCGTTGATATATCAAAAATATTTCCTGAGTATCCGCTAGCTTTATTAAATTTATTATTAATAATAATTAAGCTGCCTTCAGGATTATTTTCAATTGGCGGCACAACACTATTTACACCTTCAACAAGAGAAATTTCATACGCTATGTCTGATAAAATTATTGGTTGATTTATCTGCCATTTATCTACATTAAAGTAGTCTTTTACTTTTTGAATACACTTAAAAATAATTTCTTCTTTATTATATCCTTTTTTCGCATATATAGAAAACCTAACGCCAACATTAATAATATATCCATCTTTAATATTGACCGCGTCTGTCAGCATTCTATAAGGCCCTAGATAAGTCTTAATGTTTCTTTTTGTTGCCTCGTTAGCGTGTTCTAATTTCTTTTGTTTGTTATATCCTAATACATAAAAGTTTAATGCCATAGGATTAGGAACACGAACTTCTAAGTCCTGTACTTTTAACGGCTCATTTGGCTCAACATACTTTTCCATTAACACCTCAGGAGAAATAGTTTGTCCTTGTATTACACCCTGGCCAGAATTTAATTGGTCATCTTGCGTTATATAAATCTTAGAGATATTTCCAAACTTAGAAGGCATACTATAAATTCTTGTTATGTAATCTTCTTTTGATACTGCTCTTTGTTGTGCTTGAAAATATTGTTTAACATTTTCTTTTATCTCTTTTATTGTCTCAGCGCCTTTACCGCCTGTAGCAGGAGAAGGATTGTTAACTGATATTGAATTTAGTGATTCGTCTCTAAGTGTGCCATCTAATCCTGCAGAATTAATAGCAGCATCAACACTTCTTTTTGATGTTATAGAGTTAGCAGGAACATTATCATCTATCCCACCACCTGTTGAGTATGTTATTGTTAGTGTTGTATTCGCAGGTGCTTGTCCGTAAACAGATGTTTCTAAAAAGTTTGCGGGATCTAATGCAGAATTAGAATTTAAGAAATCAGAATTTACATTTGAGTTTCCAACTGTTGACGGATTAGGTATAACTTCTTCATCATTTTCAGTCGCTGTTCCTGATCCAAATTGTAACTGAAATGTTCCATCTGGTTTTAGATGTGTCTTAAATCTTTTCTTTGTTCTAATCAGCTTTAGCATATAAGGTGTTGTATCATTATATGCTGCAAGATTAGGATCAAATTCTGCATCGTTTCTAACTTCATCATATATTAAATCTTGTGCTAATGAATCTACGTGATACCATTTATTTCCTTCTGAGTCTATGCATGATATTATTTCTAATACATTTTTACTTCCTAACGTCAACATATCATACGCCTTTGCAGTTCCAAATGTAAAAGTCTCTTTTACAACTTCACCACTAACACATCTTGCATTTTTCTTTAACAAAAATTTTGTAGGATTACCAGTATTATCTACTTCATAAATGCTAGTTTCTACAGGATCAAGAGAGCCTGATGTGCTAAAGTCTACTTCTTCTACGAGCCTAAATGTTTTTCCAAACTGGTCTGCTGAAACTACAGAACCTGGTTTTACTCTGTAACCGTAAGAATAATTTGGTGTCACATTATCTCCTGATCCTTTCGCAGGAACTGTCTGAAATACTTCTAGCGTTGTTTGAGCAGGTGTAGATATAGTTGGCTTATATCCATAAGACTGTGCTATTGCAAATACAGTTTTTCTTTCTTCTGCGTAAGCTAACAATGATTCGCGAAACTGTTCGTCAATATAAAATGAAAGTATGTCACCAACATAAGCAGCCATCTCTATAAACATCATGCCAGGACTAGTTTCGTTAAAGTCTGAGTATGATGACGGAAAATAATCTTTTGCAAAGTCGATTAAATCACCACGCAGCCCTGTAAAATTCTTATTTAAAAAATTAATATCTTTTGGTCTTTGTTTATCTAGTGCCATCTATTATTCTCCTACTGTCGCTAGATTTAGTGTTATTGATTCTGTCGCATTTGGTTCTATTCTAGTTGTAAATGTTACACTTATATTTACTAAATTTTCATCATGCTGCAAATCAATGTTTACGCCTTTTAAAATTACATGAGGCAACCACAATCCAACTGCATCTCTTATTGACGCGTCTATCTTTTCACTTAACCTATCATCCATAGGCTCAAATAAAACATTGAATAAATCACATCCAAGTTCAGGTTGATTTACACGTTCACCTTTTACAGTCAATAATAAATTTTTCATATTTGATTTTGTCTGTTGTAAAAGCGTTGTGCTAGACTTAAACCATCCAAATCTTGAATGAGCAAATGGTAATGACACACCAATAAACGTATCAGGATCTTTGTCTCTTGATCTAACAGAAGTTGTTCTTGGATTTTCTAATGACATTACTTAAGTTTTCCTTTTATACTAAAAAGTCCTTTAATAATATTTGCACTCATTGCTCTAAATGTGCCAATATTATATGTACTCGCAGCGCCCTTTGTAGTTAAATATCTCCCATTGTTAGTTTGTACCAAACCAATAGTCAAATCATTTTCAAGTTCTACAATTGCTTCCTCTCTAGCAACAGAATTTGATATAGTCAAAATTCCTAATAATCTTCTTGGAACAAATCTAAAAGAACTCGGATGCATTAATGGTGGGCTACTATTTGCTCCTCCCATAGACACATCTGCACGGGTGACATAATCATGTATTGCTAAGGCATCTTTTTGAGCTTCCTTAACATTCTTTTTCATTTCTTTTATTTTTGCTTTCGTCTTAAGAAACTTATTTTCATTTGTGTGCTCGTGCTTTATGTTTGCAAGATTTCTTATTAATCTACTAAGACTTAGTGCCATGTTTATTCTCTATTGCTTTTACTACTTTTGCTGAATGTCCACTCATTGCTTTTTTCATGAAGTCTGGCATATTAGGATCTGTTGGTTGCATATTTATACCGCCTCCGAGTTGGTTTGTATGCTGTGTTGTGTAAGCTCCTCCGCCCATAGTAGGATACGGTGCTTGTTCTGCAGGTATTCCGCCCTGAGTTTCTGCGAGTATCTGATTTAACACAGGATCTTTTACGCTTATAGGTTGTGCTGGTGCCTGAGTTTTGGCAGGCTTGCTATGCTGTGTTGCTTGTGGGCTTGTTATTTCCTTAATTACTATTTGCATTTGTCTGGCAACTTCTTTTTCAACAGTTTCTTTTATTATTTTTTTAAGCGCCATTATTGTGTTCTTCTTCATTATATTACCTTTTTAGTTTGAAAAATTAAAAGTCTTTTCAATGTCATCTATTCTAGTTAAACATTCAGATAAATCTACTAATTGTGAGTTTAAAATAGCATTAATTTCTTCTTGTGATATAGTAGCATTTTCAGATTCTCCTGATGCACCTTCTTCACATACAACCCATCCTTGTCCCGGGATGGTGAATATTTCAGGTGCGTGTACTTTATCTCCTGTAGGAGATTCAACACAACCTGACTTTATAACATCACCTTCATTTAACTGTAGCCCTGGTCTTAAATATAAGTCTGAGTCATCACTTAAACTACCAATAAAACTATTAACGTCGCCTTCTAAACCACCACCTCCAATTCCACCATCAGAAGCATCACCCATATCACCACTTCTTCCGGTTATCCAAGTACCACCTAAAGCTTCACAATCTTCTTTTGTCAGTCCGTCTTCCAAGCCTCTTTGATTAGCACACGCTTGAATCATTGCTGCTAGCATTGCTATTAACTGAGGTAAAATTCTATTTGCATCTAGTAAACTCCTAGCAAGTGTATCTATCATCTGCGCGAGTCCTAGCACCATTTGCTTTATAGTAAAGTAAACAAATGCCATCTTGACTGCCTTACCAATCATAAATATACTTTCAATTATTTTGATGACTCTTTTAACAGTGTTAACAGCTGTCCTTACTGCTTGGACAACTTTTCTAATTTGTGCTATAATTCTTTGAACGTCTCTAACTAGCTGTAAAAGTTTTTGAGCTTGTGGTCTATATTTGCAAACATCACCGTCAGGATCACCATCAATTTTTATTTGTAGCGACTGAACTCTCGCAGCCAACTTAGTATGAAGCTGCGTTATCTCTACTATCTTTTCTTGTATTGGCACCCACCAAGAAAGATCCAAGCCAGGAATTTCGAAATCTAAATCTAGCTCAGGTATAAGTCTGTCTACAGGTGAAGAGTCTGCACGACCTTTGCCTGCTAATTCTTGTAAACTACAAAAACCGCTCTCATCATCTTCTGATGCTGGTGATACTACAGCGCCGTCAGGTCCTACATTCCAACCACTTACGCCGATTGATATTGGAGCATCATGTGTTACGCCATCAGGATCTACTGCTGTACCGTTAACTATTAAGTCTCCTGGAACAAGATCTGATCCAGGACCAAATGATCTTACTTCACCACCATATCCTGAATGTATTACTTCTGCACCAGGCTCACACACTTCCCAACCTGGCTCTGTAATAAAGAACGGTTGAGGTGCATGTAACTTTGTGCCTAACGGAGTTTTTACAAGAGGATCAGAATTTAAGTCTTCTTCTGATAGTCCATATATTTCTGCGACTGCAATATTTTGTGCTATCTGTTCGTCTGTTTGAGTTTTCTTTTTTGCAGAGTGAGAAACTTTTATTGCGCAACCAGATACTATCTGATCTCCCATCAACAGTGTTGCACCAGCGGGTAGTGATCTTCTAATATTTGTGACGTTATCGCAATTAATCATAGTTATTCTCTCGGTGCAGACCTAGAAATAAAAACATTTTGGCTTAACAAAGCTTCTTTTAATCGTTGTAAATCAAACCTACCGTCTTTTCCAAACATAGCAGATATTAATGCACCTGATGAATTTTCTGCAGGATGAACTGTTGGCATTCCAAAGTTACCTATACCTTGTGAGTCTCTAAGGCTGATGCCTGCTGACTCCAAGTTTATTGCCATATAGTATAAGAGGTCACACAAAGCCTCACCCAAAACAGCAGGTTCTGCAAATCCTACTTCATCATTTTCTCCTGCGCCATCTGTCTTTTTTCTTGCATCACCTATATATACGTTTTTTCCAATTATAATAGTATTTCTTTTTGAAATAATATTCAGCTGATTTCCAGAATATATGCTAATATTATTTCCGTCCCCTAACTTTGTATTAAAAATTATTTTACTACTATCAATTAATATTTGTTTTCCTTTGTGCGATGTTGGTGTTATTGTCTTTGACTCATCATTGTATATTAGTCTGGACGGTGTTAATTTAATTTCCTCATCTTTTAAAAGATAAATTGATGCAGCATCTTCTATAATATTTTCTTCTTTAGGTATAAATCTTTTTGACATATCTTTGTCATCATTAGTAAGACGAATTTTAATTATTGGCTTTGATTCTGTAAGCTCTTGCTCGCTATCTAAGACTGATTGATTTTTTCCTAACTTAATTGATTGTCCTTCACGACCATCTATAACAATGTCTCCAGGTATAACTCTTGTAGGTCTGCCTGTGATTGGTTTAAACTTCTTTGTAAGTAAGCTTACTGTATCTGAACCTATATTTGGTTTTGCGCCGTCTGTATTTGTTATTCCAATTGATGCATTATTATTAACATTTCTTTTTATGTTTAGAGGTATTGTATAATATGCCTGATTGCCGATACAAATAACATGAACCAGCTCGCCGTATATTGGATAATTTTTGATGTTAGGGTCTAGAGGATAAACCCATTCAGACGGTAATTCAAATCCTTCAAATGTAGATACTCGTATACAACCGATGTCCTGTGGTCTAAGCTCAGGACGATCTACAATATCTTCTTCATTGTAAATAACTTCTGTTACTTCACCTGGAATAATCTGAATAGACGTTGCTGTCAACTGTCGTATTATATCTGTGGTAATATCTCTTACAGCTTTTTCTGTTGTCAGTGAATCACCAAGATCTAATTCATTTTTATTATTACCGAGATCAGTCCAGATCCCACCTCTTCGTGAGACTTTGCGACTTATAGACATAATTACTCCTGTATTTGCAGAGTTATATCATCAACCTCATGTTGTATTTCTTCAGTTGCTTTATTGATCTTTTGCAAAATTTCTTCTTTCTCTTTATCCGATAGACCTAGCTCATCAGTGCCGCCCTTGCTATCAGTTGTCATAACACGTTGAACTACTGCTGCTAACTTTACTAGTAGTTCATCATTTCTAATATTGGCTTCCATAAAATCACTGATCATAGGAAATAATTGCACAGCAGTATTTGGATCTTTTATATAGGTCATTAACTCTTGTATCGTAGTTTCTATTTGTATCTTATTACGCTGTGAGTTATGATCGATCTTTTTTAAGATGTCTGATAGCGTTGTATTATCAAATATTTTGTAATCAGTAGACATAAAACTAGCCCTTTGATTATAAATATAGAGTTTTTTAAAACATGCGCGCAGATCCTGAGGTATTAATAAATCCGTGCTTTTCCCACTGCGTATCTAGAGTTTTATAGTGTGTTCTCATTACATTTAAAACTTTTGTAATATGTTGTGTTTGAGAACCTGATATTTCTCTGAGTAAGATATATAGGGCTTTTTTATTAAAGATTTCTATAGAGTCAACACGAGTCATTAAGTCTAAAATAGAATGAGCAATATTAATGTCTCTTTGCTTCTTAAATACTTTATTAATATTTGCATCCCAATACTCAATTACACCATTATAAAATGTCTTTTTTTCTTGCACTTCTACATCATTATTTTCATACGTTACTTTCTTAACGTCTTTATGTTTTAAGTCAACTACATCAGTATGTGTCTTCATCTTTTTATAGTTTGCATTATTATGGCATATCAACCAGTTCTTGACAACAACACTAAAGTAACTAAATGCTTTACCCTTACCCTGTTTATATTTACCCAGACGTGTTATCATAAATGATATTACTTCATGCTTAACATCTTCAGACGGTACATCAAAGTGATAAAACTTAAATGTGTGTATAATATTTTCACAAAGTTTTTCAAACGGTTTTCTTAAAGAAGTATTGTAGATGTGATTCTTTTCACGCCAATCTTCTGTAGCATTATAAGCTACAATTGCTTCTTCAGTTTCTTCTGTAAAATACATTCTTGTTTTTGATTTTTTACGCGGCATTATTTTTATCCTCTATTAAATTGTCTAATCTTTCTATTTCATTTTTAAGTGCTTCGAATATTGTTCCTGTCTCATCGTCTGATTCGAATGCGCCCAGGGTATCAATCTTCTTCATTTCTTCTTGTACAGATTCTATTAATGCATAGTTACTGTCCAATACACTTTCTAAAAATTCTAATTTATTGTATAAATTCCAAACAATATAACACAGTATTAATATTGTTATCGAGCTTATAGTTTCAATTATCATGCGAATAAGTCCTTTAATTTACCAACATCTAAATTCTTTACAAGCTCTTCTTCTTTAGATTCACCTTTCATATACTTTGGAAAGTCTATGCGTGATTCACCTGACAACATAAAGGCTTCTTTCTCTTGTCTAGCTGCAGAAGAATCTGCAAAATGAATGATGTGTGGTAGGTTTGTTTTTAGTGCTTTCCATTCTGCACCTTCGAAGTAGTAAGACTTATTTGCCTCTTCATACAAACCGTCTGCAAGCCTTACACCTAAATACTCTGATTCTGTCATTGATATTTGGAATTGATTTAAAATCCATATTGCCCTATCAGTAACTGTCATATAATGAATTGCTGGATTATGATTATAATATTCTTGCAATTTCTTTGCACGCCACTCATCCTTGTTTGGTGAGTAATAGTCTTCTTCCATATTACCAACCTTACCTAAGTCATGAAACATAGCTGCGAATATTACAGATTCTTCCGTTATATCGTCTAGGTACATGCCCTGCTTTTTAAACAGTTCATAATAATTTAAAGACCACTGTATTATGTTAAGTACATGTGCAACATAACCTCCTGGAAAAGCATTGTGATACCATGCTCTGCCAGATGCAGGTGCTAATGTCATCCTATCTTTAAAGTGATCATGTAGAGCCTCTATTTTTTCTAGCCTTTCACCAGTAAAAGTATTATTTATAATTTCGACCAGGTCGATCCAATTATCTTTTATTTGTTCTGCACTTATTCTCATGCATTCTCCTTTGTCCAATCTAGTTTGAAGATGTCACAATTTACATATTTGTAAGGTGCTACATCTTTTGATTCTAAAATATCTACAACATTAACCCATTTAGGATTCATTGTATCTCGTACTTGATATACACCATCTTTACCCTCTGTTCCTTTAAGCAATATAAAATCACCATAATCAAAAGGTCCGCCCCATCGCTTAAGTAAGTTACGAGATAAAGCAACAAATTTATATTGTGATGCTTTATTTATCCTAATACGTGTACCGTCAGCAGTAATATCTGGTGTATCATCACACTGTATTTTATCTGGCTGATACATTGTAACGTCAACTTTTATTCCATGCATATAGAATTTTGATAATCTATCTGATAGTACTTTGTTTTGTACTGTTAATTCTGCATAGTGACCGTGATAAATTTCTTTATGCTTCTTCATAAACTTAGTAGTTATAAAGGCATTTACCGCAGTAATAAAAGCAATTGTTAGTATGTACTTATTTAGGTTTTGCATTGCGTGCTCTCCATTATTAACTTATTATTGATAGTAGAATCTAATAACATTTTGTGTAATATGAAAGGCTTTTTTTCATTTTTTTCAATTTAATTTTTGTGGACCCGGGGAGAGTCGAACTCCCGTCCGGTATACTGTTAACAATGAGTCATTCACAGCTTAGTTAGGTTACTACCCTCTGAGAAGTTACCTACAAACCACCAACAACTTATTACAGTGTTGCGAACTGGGTTTTAGTTTAAGTCCAAAATGGCCAACGACTTTTTGTCTAACTTATTTTATGACCGAGTGTTAGACAACTCAGTAACTTAAGCAGCGTATGCGTAAGTTGGTTGGTCATTACCGATTGGTAAGCTAGGTACGTCGTACTCAGCTAAATGCCAATCAATGTCCAACCCTTCTAGTGAATTATCACCATTTGAGTTAGTGAACCTTTTTTAACAGGTCTTGTTCAAACCTTGCTGCACTCAATTGTCAAAAAGCACCCGTCGATACCAGGCGGGCCCATATTATTTAATCTTCAAAATCTTCATTTACAAACTGGTCATATCCCTGTCTGTTGTCGACTTCTTCAATTTGCAAATCTTCTAATAACAGTTCGACAGCTGCCCAGTCTTTATCATATATAGCAGCTTCTAATCTCATAATAATTTCTTCTATTGATAGCATCTTATCAGCCCCCTGTTTAGTTGACACTAAATATGGATAATCTACTAAATTTAATTCAGTTACTGATGTGTTTTCTACTAAAAAATTCCACGGTAATACTATACCCAT